CATCCTCTTTATACCTGCGCTGTACGGTTTTTGTGCTTACATTAAAATATGCGGCAATCTCATCGTGCGTACAGTTTAAGCGACATAGCTTTTCTAGCGAGTCAAGGTTAATCTCAATTTCTTCTCTCATAATGTGCCTTTTAATAATGGTCAGTATCAATCTATTTGTTGTTTTTTACTTCTTATATTGCTCTGCTAGAATTTGTGGAGAGCTGTGTTTCCACTTAACCTGATGATGCAGCCTTCTTTCAGTAACGCCCATCTCAGTTATTTTCACGCACGATGGAGCATACATTACGCTGTAAAAACTTTTTACATATGTGCCTAAGTCTAAATAGATGTCAGTTAGCCCTCCAGACCCCGCTTGCGTCTGTTTCTGCTCAAGACGTATTCTAGGGACTGTTATAAATAAGCTGCCTCTAATGCCGTTTTCAGTGTAAAGGTTAACATCTTCATTAATCCTACCCATAAATTTAAAAGGTCGATCAGTGGAGCAAAAAAAGCTATTCATTACCTTACGCGAAAATTTACCCTCACGATGTAGCTTAGCAACCTTTGAGCCTTCGCCACCAATAAAATCACCACCTTGCGACATAGTGATTGTTTTTGCGCCAGATACTATATAGAACTCTAGCATTGCCTCTATAATTACATCTAAACTTTTTATAGCAATTTGCCGCGTTATGTAATTTTTATCATTATCAAAAGTATACCTAAAGCCAGTATAGTCATCGTCTAGCTGTAGGAAGTATTTAATACCCAGCTCTTTTGCAACCACAAAATTATAGTTTCTGGCATATACAACAGAGTTCCTTTGATCAAAATTGTCACCACTATCGGTTATTGCAATAGCGGCTTTTTTTGAGAATACATGAACTTGCTTACCAAAATTGGCCTTATACTCTGGTATTTGCTTATCCTCGTCATCCACCATAAGGATAATCCTGCCAGTATACCCTTGCTTTTTTAATGCTTTAACTGTATCGACATTATCTGCCCTGCCATGTGTAAGAATAAATATTGCAAAATCATCTCTATGACTCATCTGGGTAATCCTTTAAATACTGTTCAGAGACCTTTTCGGATAATCTTACATAGCCTAATTCTAAAGCCTTTTTAAAATCAATAATTACTAGCGCATTATCTTCCATCAAATCCTGACATTCTTTAGATGAGTGCGCGTAATAATTGGCAATAAGCTCAAAATCTAATACTGTATGCCTACCTGCAGCTAACATTAAAAAGTCTTTTTCTGCTTGCGGTAAATTAGAATCTTTAATATTTGCAACAAGCTCAAAGGTTTTTTCATCGTTAAACAGCTCGGTTACTTCTGGCTTTTCGCCTTTTGGCTCATATGTAGGTATATCTATTTTTTTAGTGTACTCCTCTTGCTCAGTCTCGTCTTTACCTAGCAAATCATCCATAAAAGAGTCGTCAAAACCAAGTAAATCTAAATCAAAGCCTAGATCGTTTAAACCGTCAAACTCGACCTTTAACTTTTCTAAGTCCCACCCTGAATTGAGCGCCAACTGGTTGTCAGCTATAACGTAGGCTTTCTTTTGAGCATCTGTAAGCCCTACAAGTCGTATAGTTGGCACTTCCTGTAACTTTAAAAGCTGCGAGGCCAGTAAGCGACCATGACCAGCTATAATTCCGTCTTTTTCATCTATTAGAATCGGGTTGGTAAAGCCGAACTCCTTAATGCTAGACGCCACCTGCTGTACTTGCTCGCTGCTATGCGTGCGCGAGTTATTAACATAAGGTATTAAATCAGCCGTTTCTTTATACTCTATCTGTAGGTGCATATCTCTCCCAAAATTCCTGTTCTGTTGTATGGTCTAAGTAATCTAACTCCTCGTCAGATAATTCTAGTAAATCCTTAACTGCTTTGAATATCTCGAACGCTTCTGTAGTTATCATCTGCTAATAGGTCCTTTATAATCTTTTTAATTGATGGGTGTAACCTTTTAGGTGCGTATAAGCCCCGTAACTCAGCTAAACCCTTGGCTTTCTGCCTTGCTCTAAACTCGGCTACTCTGTCTTGTTTCATTGCCCAACCCTGTTTAAATGCTCTTTAATTTGCTGATTCCAGTTTTTAAGCATAGCCCTATAATCTGCGATGTAATACTTCCTGAGATTTTTTTTCTTAGCGTGCATATCGTCAACGTAATCGCGGCCATACATATCTATCATGTATAACGTGTAACGCTGCGCTGCGTCTCCATGCTTCATGCCAAAACCATTACAGCCTTTACACTGTGGATGTATATTCTCTTCTTCAAGCGCCCAATAGCTGCTGGCACCTTTAGGTATGTAATGACCGCCATCCATAGATTTAAAGTGATCAGTTTTACCGCAAGTAACGCAAGAAGCATAACCGTTATCATCTGCCGCTTTTAGCCTAGTTAGCTTTTGTAAAGCCTCTAAGCATAAAGCTCGTGGTGATTTCTTAGCCATTTAAACCTCAGTCTGACTCATAAAATTCTTTTCATAGTCACCGCTAGACTCTAGTATTAGCTCATCCCTACTTGCCGCGTAAGTCTGTAGCCATACCATAAAATTAAACATCTCACCTTTTGGCCACTTCTTACTACTAGCTAAACCCATGCTAGTCTCCTTAGTAATTAGATCGACCTTCTCCTCTAATATCCATCGCGCCTGCGTCTCAGCATAATACCTACGCTTTGCAGTCATTTTCATATAGCCAACTTCTTTTTCAGATATAGTCTTTAGTGGCTTTAACAATAACTTGGCGGCATATACTCTTAGCCAGACGTGCAGTAAAGCATTTTGAGATAAGGTGCGCTTGCTAAGCCCTTTAAACGACATTCCAAAAGACTCACCTGCATCTATCCTATCAAATAATGCTTTCTTTGATTCAACTACTGACCTAGCATCGCTAGGAACTACAATATAATCAGCCATTCTTTTTCCCTTTTTGTAATTTCTTCTTATACATCCTGCCGTTTAGCTTTCTAAAAAGGTATTTGCCAACATAAAGATCATGGCATACATTCTTTTTATTATCGCCTAGCGTGCACCAGTCAGTCTCTTTAAATCCCATTTGTAGGGCATACATGACTAGAGTGCCAAACTGGTCAAGCCTATCTATGCCCCTAACATTATTCCGTAACTCTACTAGCATCATTTTCCTACCGAACGGCTGAGTCTGGAATTTCCAAGGGTCAAATTCGAAGCCAGTAGCCAATCCATCCATTTTGATATGGAAGCTATCTATATGCCCAGACTCGTTTGTTATTGCTCTAGCCGTTACCATTACCTACTCCTAAAACGGTATATCGTCATGAAAGTCAGGAACCTCATTAGCTGGTGGTGCTTGGCCGCCAGTTGCTTGAGCGTATTGCTGCGGAGTTGCTTGTGGCTGATATTGCGCCTGCGGAGTTGCTTGGGGCTGATATTGCTGCTGAGGTTGTTGTGCTTGCTGCTTAACTTCATCGACTGCTTTAAAGCTAAACTTTACACTTGGCGCTTTAGGATTACCATTCGGGTCACGTTTCCAGCCTGATACGTAATACTCAACACCGCCTACCATAGCTCGCCCAGTAAAATGCGGGTGCTTATCAGAGGCTCTTTCTTTTGCTGGCCATAAAGCGCCTTTATTATTATCGTCATATTGTTGCATGTTAATCTCTCTCTTTTTAAGTTAGTTTAGGTGCTGGTTAATAGCCTAGACTGACCAGCGGCAGCGCAAAGGACGCGGCTACTTACGTTTTTTAGTTGCTGTTAAAGGTTTATCTTGATCTGGTATAAACCACTGAGCGACTTTTACCTTTACATCCCATCGGTTATGAATTCCAACCATTCTAGTAACTATGGGAATACCTGCCGCCCTTAGCTCTGAGATTCTTGCTGTAGGATTCATAATGCCGAATTCTCGTAAGCAATCCATTCTAGTTAATAACCTACCATCCTCTAACGCTTTCTGCATCATACCGCGCTGTGATAGCTTTTCTTGACCAGCCCAAAACTGATCTGCTTCTTCGTTTATTTTCTTTAGCTCTGCAAACATATGCGAAGCCCCTACTTCATTTATTTTCTCTGGCTCTGCAAACATTAGTGTAACCCCTTTTTTATTTTTACTTCTTTTTGTTTAGCGACATTAACGATAGATGTAGAAACATCCGCCAAAACCCGATGAAAAGCCATTAACTCTACCGCTGAACCCATTTCGTAAAGTGTAGAGACTCCATCAACCATAACTGATAGAACGAAAAAATCTTCATTCTCTATCTTTATGACTTTCATCTCTATTGGGCTTTTCATCTTTTATCTCCTCTTTTTTCTTTTCTTTCTTGCCGAAAATAGCATCAAAGTTATCGTTAAACTTTTCTCGATCATAGGGGCGTTGATCAATACCCTTAGTACCCATTACCAATTCACCCCGAACCAAATACCGAATCCATGGATCATACCGATGGGAAAAAAGAACCCGCCAGCAATTAGTAATAAGTATTTAGCGGTAACTAAACAATGAATAATGTGAGTTATCCATGCGCCAATACAAGTAACGACTGTTGCGATTGCTAAGTATCCTGCTGTTTCATCTTTCATTTTATTCTTCCCTTTATTGAAGTTAGAGTTACATTATTACGCGTTATTGTGTAGATGTAAATGCTTTATTTAAACTATTTAATTTAAAATTGTAGAATTTAAAATGGTATCTTTTGTTTTACTTACTAGAATTTTAAATTCGTCAAATCTATCTTCCATTAAACTTATCTCAGTTTTATAGTCTTTCCTATGCAATCTATATGTATAGAGCTGGCCGCCTATAGGGAACTCTGAGCAATAACTAACAAAATCTATGTAGTCTGAGTCTGTGTATCGCATATTACCGATTAACTGCCACTTGTAAGATGGGTCGTAAGTACCGCGCTGTATAGTCGCGTAATGAGTGGTGGCTATAACAGACTTTATCTCTATGACTCCCTTGTCACCCACTAAACCGTCAGGTGAGCAGCCTATAAAACCATTTGTAAAAAATCCACCATTTGTAACCTCTACAGCAAATGCTTTCTCGTACAAATCTCTGGCTATTGGTTCTTGCTCATGGCCTCTTTGCATATGCTCATTCTGATAGCCAGCGGGTGGCCTATTACCTGTAATCTGCCCTAGAGCAATTTCTACTGCATACTTTTTAGCTGGCTCTCCAAAAATGCCTTTATTAGCGTTAGCCATTACCTTTCCAAAACAGGAAGCGGTTAATTTACCTACTCGCGAGTAGTACCATTCATCGGTATTTTGCTCAATATCATAAAAGTCCATTGATTTCACGTCCTCTACTGGTTGGTTTTCGATTCATGGCACTTTCGGCATCACAATCCTCTGCGGGAATTCCAGCTAAAGCCATAAGTGAGTAACGACGAGCATAGGTCACCGCTCCTCCGCCCGCTTGTGGGTCTAGCTTAGCCAGAGGTAAATAGAACTCTGATTGTAACCACTGGCCGCTGCTGTGCATAAGTATGGTTGATACACCAATGCCTTGACCTCCGGCGCTAGTGACTGGAAACTGCGAGTAAGATAAACCATTATTAGCGAATGGCGTTTTAATCGCTTTAATAACTGAGCCTAAATCGGCGTATTTACTTTTGAAAAACGGATTGCTTGCATCTTTGCTAGCACCTGCCATCTCTGACTGAGCTTTGCATAGTGCGGTTGCTAAGTGGTTAATTTGATCTGATTTGTTCATTTTCTTCCCCTTTGTTTTAATTAAAATCGAACCAGTCTAAATCTTTAGTTCTATCTTGATGAGCCTCTATTGCCCTGCGTTTATTAGCCTTTATGCTATCTATCTTTTTATTTTTTTTATCAGCTAAGCAACCAATG